CTCGAGATGGGCTGGGGGCCGCAGGGCGAGATCTTCACGGTAGAGCAGGGCGATTTCCTCAAGAACAGCCAGAAGCTCTTCGGCTACTCCTACACCGCCGCAGCACTGCGGCCCATGCGGGAGGTGTTCTGTCACGCAAAGACCGTGCATTTCTTCCGTCTGGGCTCTGGCGGTGTCAAGGCGTCCTGCACCTTCGGCAGCGCAAAATATCCCGGCATCCGGGGCAATGCCCTGCGGGTGGTCATCACAGCCAGCGAAGGCAGCACCGAGCAGGCTCCTCGGTACGATGTGGAGACCTTCCTCGACACCCAGAAGGTCGAGACGCAGGAGGGCATCTCCACTGCCGCAGAACTGGCAGACAACGACTTCATCGTCTGGAAGGATGATGCTGTGCTGGCTCTGACAGCATCCACGCCGCTGACCGGCGGCACCAATGGCACAGTCGAAGATGGCAACTACCAGACCTTCCTTGATGCCGTCGAGAGCCGCACCTTCAATGCCCTGGGCTGCACCTCGGCCAACGATACTATCAAGAAGCTCTTCGCAGCCTTTACCGAGCGTATGCGCAACGATGTGGGCAAGAAGTTCCAGTGTATCGGCTTCCGCTATCTGGCCGATAACGAAGGCGTCATTTCCCTGAAAAACACCGTCACTGACGAAGGCGCAGACCCTGCGGCTCTCATCCCGTGGGTCGTGGGCGTGGCCGCCGGCACTGCGGTCAACAAGAGCGCCACCAACATGGTCTACGACGGCGAGTATACCCCGGACACCCGCTATACCCAGACTCAGCTGGAAGCCGGCATCCAGGAGGGCTCCTTCATGCTCCACGACGTGGACGGTGAGACACGGGTGCTCTCCGACATCAACACCTTCGTGTCCGTCACCGATGAAAAGGGTGCAGACTTTTCCTCCAACCAGACCATCCGGGTGCTCGACCAGATCGCCAACGACATCGCGGTGCTGTTCGGCACGAAGTACCTCGGCAAGGTCCCCAACGACGGCGCAGGCCGTATTTCTCTGTGGAACGACATCGTGTCCCACCACCAGAAGCTGCAGGCCATCCGCGCGCTGGAGGATTTCGACCCCGAAGGCATCATCGTGGAGAAGGGCGAGAGCAAAAAGTCCGTTGCCGTCTCCGACCACGTCACTCCTGTGAACGCGATGGAGCAGCTGTATATGACAATCTACGTCAACTAAAGAAAGGAGGGACATTTTATGGCAAACATCATGAACGCCAAAGACGCCGTCTCGGCCTCTCTGGCCGAGTGCTACGTCACCATTGAGGGCAACCGCTACAACCTCATGCAGGCCATCAAGCTGGAAGCCAAGGTGGAAAAGACCAAATCCGAGGTCCCCATTCTGGGAAAGACCGGCAAGGGCAACAAAGCCACCGGCTGGAAAGGCACCGGCTCTGCCACTTTCCACTACAATATGCCCATCTTCCGCCGTCTGCTCAAGCGCTACAAGGACACCGGCGAGGACATCTATTTCGACATCCAGTGTACCAACGAAGACCCTACTTCTTCGGTGGGCCGTCAGACGGTCATCCTGAAAGGCTGCAATATGGACGGCGGCATCCTGGCCAAATTCGACGCCGATGCCGAATACATCGACGAGGATATGGATTTCACCTTCGAGGACTTCGAGATCCCCGAAAACTTCACCCTGCTGGACGGGATGCAGTGATTTTTTAACAAGAAAGGATTTTTGATATGGATTTGAGTGCATTTCTGGCCGAAAACGCCATTCCTCCCGAAGAGGAGGCCGCTTTTGTGGTCTCCAAACGCTTCCTGTCTGATGAAACGGACAAAAAGGGCAATCGCAAGCCCCTGCAGTGGAAGCTCAAAGCCATCACCGGCGCAGAAGATGAATCTCTGCGTAAAAGCTGTGTCAAACGTGTGCCGGTCCCCGGCCGGCGCAACCAGTACCAGCAGGAGACGGATTACAACCTGTATCTGGGCAAGCTGGCTGTTGCCTGCACCGTGTACCCCAATCTGAACGATAAAGCTCTGCAGGACAGCTACAAGGTCATGGGCGCAGAAAACCTGCTCAAGACCATGCTCACCTCCGGCGAGTATGCCGAATACCTGCAGAAGGTGCAGGAGGTCTGCGGCTTCGATGTTCCCCTGCAGGACGAGGTGGACGACGCAAAAAACTGATAACCGAGGGCGATGAGGAGGCAAACATCGCCCACTATTGCCTTCAGGAACTGCACCTCATTCCCTCCGCTTTTCTCTCCCTGTCCCGGAAAGAGAGAGCCTTTATCATCGCCTCCTGCGAAGTACGCGGAGAGGAAGAAAAGAAACGGCAGAAGGAAGCCGAACGAAAGAGCAAAAGGAGGTGACGCCGTTTGGCGACCATTCGGACAGCGATCTCCCTTTATGACGGCGTCTCCGGCCCGCTGCGCACCATGCACCGGGCGATGAACGTCGTGATGGACAGCTTCGAAGCACTGAATACCGCTTCCAGCGGAGCCATTAATGTTTCCAGCATCCGGCAGGCCCGGGCAGAGCTTTCCGGAGTCATGTCTGACTTTGCCCGCACCGAAGAGCAGATACGGAATGCAGACGACGCCCAGAACGAGCTGAACAGCTCCATCCGGGGCGGTTCTTCGGCGGCGGATACTCTGCTGGACAGATTCAAGAGCCTCGTCGCCACTGTGGGCGGTCTGGCTGCCATCAAAAAGGTAGTCGGCCTCTCGGACGAACTGGCAAGCACCAAAGCGCGCCTTAATCTTATCGTGGACCAGCAGGAACCAGTGCCTCAGCTGGCCGATGCCAGCGTACACGTAGGGCTTGATGTGGACGACAGCCAGCTTACAGACAAGCTGGCAAATACAGACGCCCGCGTAGGTGTAACGGTTGATGACGGCGGGTCCGTCGAAGAGCTGGAGCGCAAGATCATGGCATCGGCCCAGCGTTCCCGCGCCGCCTACTTTGACACAGCCTCCGCTGTTGCCAGTATGGGTGCCAATGCCAAGGCCGCGTTCAGCAGCAATGACGAGCTCATCTCCTTCATCGAGCAGGTCAACAAGCAGTTCGTCATCGGCGGCGCAGACGTACAGGGCCAGGCTGCTGCCATGCTCCAGCTCAAGCAGGCCATGGGCATGGGCGTCCTTCGCGGCGAAGAGCTGAACTCCGTCCTCGAGAACGCCCCCGGCATCGCCCGCATCATCGAGCAGTACATGGGCATCGCAGAAGGCTCCATCAAGTCCTATGCAGAAAAAGGTGCCGTCACGGCAGAAGTCGTGAAAGACGCGCTGTTGGGTGCGGCAGATGAGACCAACGCGGCCTTCGAGTCCATGCCCATGACGTGGGGCCAGATATGGACCTCGATGCAGAACAAAGCCCTCTCAATCTTCAGCCCCATCCTGCAGAGGATAAACGACATCGCCAACACCGACAAGTTTTCCGCCGTCACAGACGGCCTGCTGGACGGGCTTGCGGCGGCAGCGAAAGCCGGCACTGTGACGCTGGATGTTCTTCTCTCCATCGTTTCGGCCTTCATCGACAACTGGGGCATCATCCAACCTCTCATCTTTGGCATTGCCGCTGCGATGCTGCTCTACAACGGCTACCTGCTGACCAATAACGCCCTCACGGCCATCAGCAACATCCAGAAAGGCATCGCCGCCGTCCAGGCATACAAGGCAGTAGCGGCAAACGCTGCACTTTCGGCCTCCGAGCAGGCCGCTGCCATGTCTACCGCCAGCGCAACTGCTGCACAGTACGGCTTCAATGCCGCCCTGCTGTCCTGCCCGCTGACGTGGGTGATCGTTGGCATTATCGCTGTAGTTGCCGCCATCTATCTGATAGTGGCTGCCATCAACAACATGACCGGTTCTGCGATTTCTGCGACGGGCATTATCTGCGGCATTTTTGCCGTGGCTGCATCGCTCATCCTGAACACTGGCATCGGGGTTTACAACAGCTTTCTCGCTATCATCGGCACATTCGTGAACTTTTTCCTCGGCATCATCGAATGGGTCCTGAATGCTGCAAACGGCGGCTTCGATTCTTTCGGCGGTGCGGTGGCCAACCTCATCGGCCAGATCATCAGCTGGTTCTTGTCTCTCGGCCAGGTCGTGACCACCATTATTGATGCTATCTTTGGCACCAACTGGACGGCAGGTCTCGAGGACCTGAAAGGCACCGTGACCCAGTGGGGCAAGAACGACACAGCCATCACCCTCGACCGGGGCGATTACAGCGGTATCCAGCGCATCCAGTATTCTGACGCATGGGACGCAGGTTATTCCTTCGGCCAGGGCGTGGACAGCAAGGTCAGCGGCCTTTTTGACGGCTTCTCGATGGACTCGATGGGCGCATTCGACTTCGGCAATACCCTCGAGCGCATCGAGCAGAACTCCGGCTTCACCGCAGCCAACACGGCCGCAAGTTCAAAAAAACTGGATATTACCAGCGAAGAGCTGAAATATCTGCGCGACATCGCCGAGCGGGAGGCCATCAACCGCTTCACCACTGCCGAAGTTCGCATCGAACAGACCAACCACAACAGCATCTCGAAGGATGTGGATGTAGACGGTATCATGGACTACTGGGCGGACTGGTTCGCCGAAAAGCTGGATGTCAGCTATGAGGGGGTGCATGGATAATGGCTTATAAGATGTTCCTCAACGGCCTGCTGATGCCCGTCTGCCCGGGCAAGGTGACGGTCAAGGTCAATGGCCAGAACAAGACCATGAACCTGCTGAACGGTGAAGAGATCAACCTGCTCAAGACGCCGGGCCTGTCGGATGTTTCGTTTGAGCTGCTGCTTCCCCACAGGGCTTATCCGTTCTCTTCCTCCGTCGTTCTGCCGCCCAGCTACTACCTCGCCTATTTCCAGCGGCTCTCCCAGCGGGACACCGGCTTCCAGTGGATACTTGTCCGCACGAAGCCAGGCGGCGGGATGCTGCACTACACCAACATGACCGTCGCTCTGGAGGACTATCAAATCGTTGATGATGCTTCGGAGGGTCTGGACACTACGGTCCAGATCGAGTTGAAACAGTGGAAAAACTACGGCACGAAACGGGCTGACATCACGCAGGCTGAGGACGGAACTCTGACCGCGTCCGTCACCTCGATACGGCCTGCACCGTCCGCCCCCTCTCCGGCCACTTACATCACCAAGGCGGGCGACACCGTCTGGAATATTGCCAAGCAGCTGACCGGCAGCGGAGACAGCTGGCTGGCCATTGCCAAGCGCAGCGGGCTGAACACCAACACACCCGAAGCCGGCACACTGCTTGATTTGAGGGAGTGACGGTATGGCATATTCTTTGTTTTTAGAGCATGAAGGGACGCCCCTGTACCCAGTCGTGCAGGAAGGTGTTTCGCTTGCTTTGGAGCGGAAGGGCGCGCCCGGCACTCTCAAGTTCACAGTCCTCGCAGACGAAGCCCTCGATTTCGAAGAGGGCGACCGTGTCCATTTTTCTGTGGATGGCATCGATATGTTCTATGGCTATGTCTTCGCCAAAAAGTCTGTCAGCGACGGCCTTATCAGCGTGACAGCCTATGACCAGCTGCGCTATCTCAAAAACAAGGACACCTTTATTGGCACCGGCCTGAAAGCCTCGGAACTGCTCAAACGGCTGGCGGAAGATTTCCACCTGCAGACCGGCACCATCGAAGATACCGACCATGTCATCGACATTATCGATGAGCAGAACCAGACCCTCTTCGACATGATACAGAATGCGCTGGATGAAACGCTGACCAACACCGGCAAGCTCTACGTGCTTTACGATGATGTGGGCAGGCTCTGCCTCCGAAACATCAACCAGCTGAAGCTTGATCTCGTGGTGGATGCCGAGACCGGCGAGAGCTACACCTACCAGACCAGCATCGACAGCCAGACCTACGACAAGGTCAAGCTTTTCTACGAGAACGACAAGACCGGCAAGCGGGAGCTGTATGTTGCTCAGGACAGCAGCAATATCAGCAAATGGGGCGTGCTGCAATACTGTGAGCAGGTCAAGACCACCACCGGTGTGCAGGCCAAGGCCAATGCCCTGCTCAAGCTTTATAACAACCGCACCCGCTCTCTGGGACTCAAAGGTGTCTTTGGCGACCCACGAGTCCGGGCAGGCTGCTCTATCATCGTCTCGCTCACCCTGCCGGACATGACTTTGTGTAACTACATGGTGGTCCACAAGGTCACACACAGCTTTCAGGGTGAGCGGCATTCCATGGACCTGACACTTATCGGAGGTGAATTTATCAGTGGCTGACCCTATTGATACCATCAAGCGGGCAGCGGCGGAGGCTATCGCCGCAGACAAGCCTGTGCAGCTGCTCTTTGGTACGGTCGTCTCAGCCTCTCCGCTCAAGATACAGCTCGACCAGAAAGCGACCCTGCTGGAACCGATGCTGGTACTGACCCGGAATGTGACCGACTACGAAATGGACATCGACGTAAGCCACTGGACGGAATTTGAAAAAGAGCACCAGCACAAAACCTCGGACGGTGCGACCGCTCTGCCCACCTCCCACCGGCACAAGTATGTCGGCACCAAAAAGGTCAAGATTCACAATGCCCTGCTGGAAGGTGATGTCGTGGTTCTGGCCCGTATCCAGAAAGGCAAGCGGTACGTTGTTCTCGACCGCATCAGCCCCATCCCCGAGCTGAAAGGAGAATGGCTGTGACCCCCAAAACAAATATCGACCTTCGGGGTGCTGTCACTATAGCTGCACGTCCCGGGAAGACCTTTTGTCTGGATGGTCCCGGTATGATAGACGGCAAAGAAGCCGTCCGACAGGCCATCTATCTTATCCTCAACACTGAACGGTATGCATGGCTCATCCACAGCTGGAACTACGGCGTAGAGCTTCACTCCCTCATCGGACAGGACCCTGACTTCTGTATCCCGGAAATCGAACGCTGCGTCCGGGAAGCGCTCCTGCAGGATGACCGCATCACGGCAGTGGACGACTTTTCTTTTGAAAAGCACAAGAAGTCCATCGCCGCTACATTTACCGTTCACACCATCTATGGTGACATCGAATCCGAAACGGAGGTGACTATCTGAGTGTCGGAACAGACCTATGACGCCATCCTCAAACGGGAGATGGCCCGCGTTCCCGGAGATCTGGACACCCGGGAAGGCTCCCTCATCTGGTACGCCAACGCCCCCGGCGCGGTGGAGCTGGTCAACCTGAACATCGCGGTAGAAGAAGCCCTCAACAACGGATTTGCCGATACTGCCAGCCGGAAATACCTCATCCGGCGAGCTGCAGAGCGGGGGCTTTCCCCGCAGGCTGCATCTGCCGCAATTCTGGAGCTGACCACCACCCCCG